CAATCATTCTGGATGGCGCAGAAAGTTTGAATGACGAGTATATCCCGGCGGTAGATACACAGTTGATCCTTCTGACGGTAACAGAGGATAAGCAGTTGAAAGTGGAGGACGTGTAAATGAAAATTAGAGTTTCTACAGACGGAATGAACATTTCTGTTGATGTCGGGGATAAAGCGGTTGAACTTTTCTCTAAGATTACAAGCATGCTGGTAGACTATCTTCATTTTGATTCCACAAAAGAAATTGAGATTGAGAAACCAAAGTTAGAGCTTGATTCGCTTCCAAAAATTCCGAATGCTGTAGTGCCGAGTAACATACCGGCACAGCATAAAGAACCTGTTGAAGAGACTTATCACGGATTGACATATAAAGGATTCATCTATTGGAAATGTAAGAAATGCGGAGCGATAAGAGGTTTCTGCTTGAAGAAAGAGAGCAAAGGCATCCATTGCATGAATCGCGGAGATGATTCACTTTTTGATGAACCATTGAAACCACTTTATGCGAATTGCGAGTGCGGACGGCATTCAAGATACATGACCAATATGGATGAGGAAATGTTTGATATGGATTGCATTGATTGTGGTGCACCAATTCCTATTAAGTGGAACGACCATGATAAATGCTATCAGACCATCAAAAATTAGAAAGCGAGGTATCGAAATGAATTATATCAAAGCAAAATTTCCAAACAGCACCAGAAGTTATACATACCGCACCGAGGATTCCGTAAAAGCCGGTGACACGGTTGTAAATGCCAAAGGTGCAAAGTTAATCGTCACGGATGAATCCGTGGATATGGCATGGGTGGAAACCTACGGCGCTGATAAGGTGGCAGTTGTGAAGAAATATGAGGAATATCGAATTGTTGATATTCGAGATGTAAAAACACGCATTACCAGATCGGATGGCAGATACCCATTGAGAATCGGCAGAATTGTAAAGAAACCGAATCCGCATATCGGAGT